TCACTGCTTGAACCCGGGCGACAATAGCGCGCGCCTTGTCGAGCTCCGACTGGGCGGCGTCGCGAGCAAGCATGGCATCGCGGAGCCGCTGACGAGCGGGTAGTGCGGGCGAAAGAACTTTCAAAGCGCGGCGAAACATAGGAACACCTCAGAACACGGGCACGCCGTTTTTTTCGTCGCCCCAACGTTTCACAAATCTGAAAGGTGCTTTAAATTTATTCCAGACCACGCCCGGATCGCTAGAGTAAAATCGCGTGATCGGTCGGCCGGTCGCGTCTCGCGTTTCCCGCGCTACCATGGCGCCTGCCGCAAGGTGCGTCGGATGCGTCAGCTCGTGCTCTGCAGCACCGTAAATTTCATTTTCGACCGCGGCGAACGCAGCAGAATCGTGGACTTTAGCGAGATCCGAGTCCTTGAACTTCTGACTGAATTTCTTGAAATTGTTGAGCAACCGCGCCCTGTACTGCAGCAGGCGCTCGCCGGCCACAAAAGGCGGCGCGCCGGCCGAATCGCCAAACGCTCTAAACAGGACGTCAGCGCGGCTCTGTGCCGCCACGTATTCGCTGCGCATTTCCTCGCATAAGGGAGCACCGATGCGATGCCGCAGCACATCGATTTGGCGTTGAAGTTCTTCATTGGTGCAACCCATGGTGTTTGTGTCTCCTAGCGAATATGAATCTAACTCTAACTCTGAATTATCGACGCCCGCCGGCGGCCCGCCGCGGTCCCATACGCCGTTGGAACAAATCGCAAGCGAGTCCAAGAGGTAGGGTTTACCCTCGATTAGCAATGCGGAGCCATCGGGCGCGCGGACCTTCGAGCCCTCGGTACCTCGCAGAATGACCGCGGGTGAAGTGCTGAGCCGCTCGGTCTCGAGCATTTCTGCTGTGGCCGCGTCGTAAATTTTGCACACGCCCCAGATTTCCTCGTCCTTAATGAAGGGCAAGCAAACGGTACCCACGATGCGATCCCGGAACTCAGCGGAGGTCAACACATTTCCCGGAGGGTGCTCGAGAATTACAGGTAACCCCTGGCAACGCTCTAAAAATTCCGGATTCAGGTACAAGCTCGGATCGCGCCAGCAAAACTCATCGTGTTCTGCGCGGTACGCGGCGCCCACACCAGTCACGCGCAAATTGATCAAGAGAAGATTGGCGAATCGTTGCGGGCTCGGCATCGTGCCATCACGGATTGCTCGCGCGACGTCTAGCTCGTTGAATTGCGACGTGTCGATAGCGCCCGCCAAGCGCGACGTCAGTTCGAGGATTTTGTCGAGTGCGGCGCTCACCGAGTCCCCTTCTGATTTCCTGCGGCGATTTCACTGAGCGCGTCCAGACGACGGCGCCCCTCTACGCAAGACTCAGAAATCACCGCGGTTGCGTTGGGGCCTTTCTCGCGCGGCATGTTCGCTTCCTCGATCTCCGCGTCGGCGATGGCTTGCAGGGCCTCGAGGCGCTCCTCACCAGTGAGTGCGCGCTCGAGGAGTTTTCTCACGACGTAGCTGCGTGATCGCTCAGACTCGCGGGCGACCTGGTCGATTCGATCGGTGAGTTCGTGCGATAACGAAACGGAAGTAATTTTCATTAAGGCCGATTAAATCCGAATAACACTGACTAATAAACTTCCACGAGACTCGTCTATCCGACTCTGAACCCTTTCCACGGGACGCTGTAATCGATTTTCGGATTGGCCGGGTCGAATACGAAAGGAGCAGGGGAGCCATCTGCCCGAGTCACTGGGGCTGCGTCATCAAAAGTGGCTCTCGAATTATCGAGGCATATGAGCACGCCTGAAAGCGCCGCGCGCAAGAGCGCGTCCGACTCCAACTCCTCGTCGATACGAAAGGCGGAGTACTCGGCAAGCAGGTGATTGCGCGTGAAGCCTCGAAACTCGACCAGCTTCTCGTAGGCCGCTTGATTTATCTTGACGCGCCGTGTGGTGTGTAAATGCCGCGAGGCGGCCACCGCACGCTCGGCCAAGAGCGTCCCTGCCCATGCGGACTTTTGGTCGATATCGTGCACCGGGTAGTCTCGTTCGGTCGCCTGCTGCAAGAGAGCGGCGCTAGCCCCTGAGCTGCCGTGCAGCCAAAGTCCCGCATTGGTGGTTCCACACATCTGAGCCAAAACTACGAGCCGCTCATTGAGCGCGGGGAGGTACTTTTCAAACAGCGCATCATCAACCGGACGCAAATCCCAATCGATGATGGTGAGCGGCCACGAGGCGGCGGCCCTGCGCTCATCGTATGCGAAATACACTGTGCCTAGCTGTTCTCCCGACTTGGTCGGGGTGGCAGCGACGGCCAGGACGCAGGTGACGCGTCTTGGGGTCGCCACGGGCTCGCCATTATCTAGGAGCGAGGAGACGGAGAAGTAGCCGCTCGCCGGCTGGTTACACATGAGTTCAGTGAGTGCGAACACGAGCGCGTCAACGCGATCTGGCGAGCCATCGCGCGACCGATCATAGTCCGACGTAAAGCTCGTGCATTGATCCTCGAGCTCGGGGAAACTCCCGACGAGATGGCAGCGCCCTTGCTCGAATAACGTCGAGATCGGCTCGGCTCTTAGAACTTTTCCGCGGCTCGAGGTGATTGCTTTGGTGGGTGCATTGGGATCAATGGCCGCGATGGTGCCGATAACCATAAGCGACCCGAAATTAGTCTCTGCGATGATGCGATCGGCCTTGTAGAGGTGATAAGCATCAATCGCCTTTCGTGCCCATTCGGTCGGGCTCATGCGGCCCGAGAGATCCGCAATCACGTATCCCTCTCCGTCCTGTCCTAATCCAGCGACGATGATGCCGCACTCATCCGCGTCCTCACTGCCCGAACCGCTCGGATCGATGGCAACCACAACGCGTTGCATGGGAGGTGCTTGCGAGACGCGAGTTGCCTCGAGATTCTCGGATTTCCACAAACTCCCCGGCGTGTCCATCAGAAGTTCGGCAAGCAATTCTTGTCGGCCGGTCCTGCTGCCCTCGTATTTCTTCACGAGTTGTGCAAAAAAGGACGGCGGCAGATTCGCTCGATTGTCATAGGTCGTCGAGCGCGTAATGACGATACCGTCCTTGCCTTCGCGCGCCACCAAATCCTTGATAAGCTTCGTTGGCTTGGGCGTTGTCGAGATGACGATCTTCGGGTGCTTGCCAAGACGCATGGTCAACACCAGGTTGTCCCACGTCTCCTGTGCTCGGCGCCAAGATGCCAATTCATCGCACCAACAAAGGTCATGTTCGGGACCGCGCAGAAGCTCGGGCGAATCGGCGGAATAGAGTCGCGCAATGGTACCGCTCGGCCAGGTGAGCTGACCTTTGCCGGCCTCGAATGTCGGCCGCTCCCAAGCACCCGCCGCGGTCAGGATACCGCTTTGACCTTCGACCATCGTGAACCTCACGGCATCCGATGTGGCGCCGATCAGAGCGATGCGCTTGACCGCGCCGGTGGCGGCCTGCTCGTGGACGTAGTGAGCATCTGCCCAGTTTTTGCCGCTGCCTCGACCTGCGAGAAACAGCCAAATGGAGAAATCCTTCGGCGGCAATTGCTCGGGGCGCGCGAGCATGCGCCAGTCGGATTTCAGCGCCGCGGCGAATCCGCGAGAGAGGCCCTTATGCGGCGGCGGGTTCGTTTTCAAAGGTCTGTCCTTGGTGCGTCAGTTGTGGCGCCACATCGTCCGGTGCATCGAGCCGCTCGAATTCAGCGAGCACGGCGGCGCGCGCCTCGGGGAAATTGCGCAGTGTGGCGATGAGTCGGGTTTGAAAGGCGCCAAACTCAGGGTTGTCCATGAGCATCGCCACGTTGTTTTGGGTGTTATTGATCTGTACCAACGGCGAGGAAGCCAACTCACCCGTAATCTTTGCGGTGATCTGCAAGTTCTGGTGAAGCTTGCCAGCGAGCAACGCGCCCACCGTCCGATCGCCCGCCTCAAGCGCGGCGTCAAACTGTTTCCAGAGGCCGCTTCGAACAATGCGAAGGTTTTGGAGCACGCTGGTGCTCTCCTCGCATACCTGCGCCGCAAGCGCATGGCGTGGCACAGGTCCCACGATCAGTTGCGCTCGACGCTCGGCAGTCACATGCCCGTGCCAGTGGCGATGGATCGAGTCTTTGGAGATCCCGAACTTGCGCCCGACCGCTTTTTGTCCGGCACCACCAGCGAGCAGCAACTCGATTTTCACGCGGTCGATATGCCCGCACACCGAGCACCTGCCACTGGGCTGACCCCTTCGAGCTGACATGAACGTCCTTCTGCCTATTAGCGAAAATCGTCGCGGTAATCGCGATGATGACTAGCGTTAGCCAAGAGATACAGTTCCGACAGACTCGTCTATTGTTTGCTCCTCCTGCTCTAGTTCAGCGATGACCTCTCGGATGTGCGTATTGATCGTGCGCAGATCGCGATCCTGGAACTTCTCAGGCAGATGTCGGAGCACGGCCTTAGCCGTGGGTCGATCGCCGCAGTGTGGGCACCTCAAGAGGCGCACGATGTCTCTGACGAAGCCGTGGAGTTCCTGACCCTCTTCGTAGCCCGGGCGATTGCGAGGGCCGCTCATGCCACACCCGCCGCATATCGCCTAGGAGCGGCGCAGAGCCGAGCCGCTATCGAAGCATGTCGGAACTCCGACAGCCTGCCGCGCGAGCTAGGCCGCGGCGAGAACTCGCAGTACCGTGCTAACGCCGACGCCAAGCGTCTTGGCGATCTTGAGCTTGCCGTTCTTTGGCTTCCCGGTCCGCTGATCGGTGGCGTATAAGCGGCGGATGCGCGCCTCGATCTTCGAGCCGACCGGCGGCCGACCGAGCTGCTTACCGTGTGCGCGAGCGCGTTGGAGTCCGGCATTGATGCGCTCGACGATGATGCTGCGCTCGAATTCGGCAAAAACTCCCGCCATCTGCAAAAACGCGCGGCCCGCGGCCGTTGAGGTATCGACTTGCTGCTGGTGCAGGTAGATGCCGACGCCTTGCTGGCGTAGTTCGTCCATGAATTCGACCAGATGCCCAAGGCTGCGGCCGATACGATCGATCGACCACGCGGCCACCAGATCAAGCTTGCCTTGGGCTGCATCCTTGGCGAGCTGATCGAAAGCGGGGCGCCTGTCGCGTCCCTTGCTGCCCGATATGCCGTGATCGACGTAGGTCTCGATGATCCGCCAGCCGCGCTGCTCAGCGACGCGCTCGAGGTCAATGCGTTGGTTTTCGCAGGTTTGCCCGCTGGTGCTGACGCGCAGGTACAAGCCGACTCGCAGTGTCTTTCCGACCATGGCTGAATCCTCGGTGATTTCCTGCATAGACGATACCTCCAAGGTATTCGGAAAACAAGTGTTTTGGAATAGACGAATCTCATCGACGCAAGCCATTGAGCACACACGCATAACCATTCCAGAATCCAGAGGGGTTTTCGGTATAGGTGGGCCAATCGGTCCGGTCGCATGCGCAAACTTGCGCACCCTCGCCAGGCCTCGCCGGAATGAACGCGATGTGGCTGGATGGCTGGCGCGCACGCCGGGATGCTGCGCGCCCGCTCAGGCCCTCCTCTCTTGTTCTCAAAGAAGGCCTTGGCGTGATCGCACAAGTGCCTGCACAAATGCCCGCACAAATGGTGCACAAATGCACAACCGAGCTAGCGCCAAAACTACCGCCAAACTGCTCAAACTTGCTTACCGAGGGGAGTTTACCCTTGTGCTTCGGGCATTCACTCGGGCTGAGGGTTCGCCAGCGCATCAGTGCACGGCCCTGAGCTTGGCGTGCGCCTCTACGGCAGTTTCGACGCGGCCAGCATCTTCGGTCGCCGACGTTGCGACTGCTGGTGTGGTCGGGGTTGCGGTTTGCGAATTGGTTTTTTCTTTTCTGTATTCAGACGCGCGCGCGTTCATTATATGCAGGCCGTTTTTCTTGGGGCGTGAGACGTCCCTATTTGGGGCGTGTGGCGCCCCTGTTTTTTCGTCCATTGGGGCGTCTGGCGCCCCAAGGATTTCTAGCGGCGTTGGGGCGTGAGACGTCCCAAGGTTTTGGCGATCGACGGCGACTTGTACGGGTACGTTGGTGAGTGCGTAAAGATCTGGCAGATTGCGTCCACCGATCCGCGTACGCATCACCAGGCCGGTTGCGAGCACATCGCGGCGGGCGCGTTCGAATACTTCCCGATGATCAAGACCGTACTGCGCGGCGTGTCGGCGGCGCGTGAATTCAATCGCCGCATTGTTGTAGCCGGTCCATTCCATGGTCACCCCATACAGCCACCAGCGAGCGGGATGCGTCAGTGCTTGCACTTCCGGCAACTTGCTTAGGCGATACCAGAATCGCAGCACCTTGACCGGCTGGCGTTTGACGGGCATCAGGCTCTGCCTCGCGTTTGGAGGGCGTCGTTCCAGTCCTTCACTCCGGCCAGCGGCGTGCACAGTTCGATGCGCAGGGCGCCCTGCAACCGTTCGGTTAAGCGCGCGGCCGCATCAAGGCCCGCCCTATCGCGGTCCGCGAAGATCACCAGGCACTTGATGGTCGGCGGTGGCGTGAACTTGGCGAGCAGCGACGTATTCAACGCGGCCCATGTCGGAATGTCGCGGAGCTGCGCGGCGGCGAGGCAAGTCTCGATACCCTCGCCGATGCCCAGCACGTCACCGGTAATCCTCTGCAAGCGCACTGCGCAGCCTTGGCGGCCATGCATCGGGCTTAGGAGCTTGCGCGGCTCGTGGGCCGTCAGCTTGCGTCCGGCGTTGAGGTAAGTTGTATGGATTGTCACGAGATCGCCTTGGATATCGCGCACCGCCGCGAGCAAGGCGGGATAGCGTCCGACCTTCTGGCCGTCCTCGAAGTAATCGACGCCCGCGTGTGCGCGCAGTGACGTCCGCGCGGCCATCGGCCATAAGGCGCGGCTCGTGAGGTAATCGAGCGCATCGGGGCAGTCGGCGAGGGCGCACGTTTCGCGCTTGAGGCGCAGCACTCGCCCCGTCGGTTGAGCTATCGGGACGGTATCCGCGGGATAATGCGCAGGTGCTGTGCGGGTAACTGGCGCGGGATCTAATCCTGCGGCTTCTATCACACGGGCCCGCGCCGTGCGAAAGTCCCAGCCGCGCACCCGTTGCAGCAACGTGAAACCGTCGCCGGCGCCGCAGCTGCGGCAGTAGTTATCGCCGCGTCGGCGCCTATTGTCGAAAAAATACCGGTCCTTCCCACCACATGCGGGACACGGACCGTGCACCTCACGCTTCCCGCGCTTCCCGCGCCGAAATTCCTCTGGAACGCCGAGCTGCTCCAAGACCGCGGGCCAGTCGACGCGCGCGTGTATGTCAGCGGCGTTTATCATGCGGGCAGCGCCGCGCGTGCTTTGGCGAATTTAATCCGTCGATGGTGCAGCCATCCGGACACTTCAACCGATGGGGCGAACGGTAACTGATCCCAATACGAGCCGGGTTTTTTCAGCGTTTCGGGAAACTTAAATTTTGCCCGCGTCTCACACCACGCGGCCCACCGTAGGGACTTGGGACGTTCCCTCCATTGATCGGGTTTGCGTTTGGCAAAATCCCCGCACGCTTCACGATAGAAGCAGATCACGCGCTGATCGTGAGGTGATGCCCCCTGCTCGCGGGTGCCTATCTCCAAAAGGTCGGCGTCCTGCACCCGTACCGACTTAGCCTTGGGAGCCGGCGCCCAACCGCAGCAAATGCATGTGGGGCCGTCCTCGCTGACGAGCCATAGGTGGGAGCATTCCGGACAAAGGCGGGTACGCTCCTCGCCGAGGCGTCGCTTCGCGGTCTCGCTGCGCGCGTTCGTGTTTACATTACCCTCATCGAGCGACCACGCAAAGTCATCCTGCGGCATGCCGAGCGACTCAACGACTCGGCCATGATCGATCACAAGCACGCAATCCTTGCCAGGCGCCGGCCGCATGCCGCGGCCCACCGTTTGCAGATACAGGACAACACTGCGGGTCGGGCGCGCGAGAACGATGCATTCGACCGTTGGCACATCGGTGCCGTAGCTCAGCAAGAAGCAGTTCACAATCACCTTAGTCGCGCCCGTCTCGAGCCGGTAAATGGCCTGTTCGCGATCGGGCTCGGAGTCCTGATCGGTGAGCAGCTCAGCCGAGATGCCTGCTTGCAAGAATTCCTGCACCAGCGCCGCGCCGTGGGATTTGTTGCATGCGAAAATCAGCGTGCGTTTGCCGTTCGCGATTCTGAGCCAATTGGAAACCACGTCGCCGACGAGCTTCGGCCTGGTCATCAGTTCGCCAAGCTGCCTAGTAGCGTAGTCGCCGGTTTTGGCGTCTTTCGCGATAGCGGCGAGCTCGCGCTGGCTGGCCGCGGGCGCACTAAAGATTCGCGGGCGGACCAGATCGCCCGACGCGATCAATGCTTTGACATTCGGGCCGACAACGAGCTTATCGAAGCGCTCGCGCAGCGGACGGCCGCTGATTTTGGCAGGCGTTGCCGTGAATCCAAAATGCAGCGCCTTGGGGTAGCAATTGAGCAGAGCGATACGGCTCTGGCCAAGCGCGAGGTGCGCTTCGTCGAAAATCACGACATCCGCATCCGGCAGCGGAAGCCGCGCGCCGACGATCGCTCGCCGGTACAGCGTGTCCACCGATGCGATCTGTACCGCTGGCGCCCGGTAGTTCAGATCCGGAAGCGCCGCCGCAATCACGCCGTGCGTGATCTGAAATGCGTCGAGCCGTTCGTGGATCTGCCAGACGATGCGCGTGCGAGTCGCCAGGATCAGCACCCGCAAACCCGTCGCCACGGCGCAAGCGGTGATCGCCGCGATTTCGTGCGTTTTGCCGCCACCAGTCGCGAGCTGGATCAATAACCGCTTCACGTCAGAGGCAACCGCAGCCCGTGCGTCGGCGATCTGTTGGCGCTGATAGCCGCGCAGACAATCAAACGCCGGAGGGAGCACCGCGAGCCAACTGCCCGCCGAATCGACGTCCCCTTGCATAGCCGCGTCTTTGGCTTCATTATCGCGACCGTTCCCGTCGCTGATTAGCCGGCCGGAGGTGCCACCCTCCGGTGCGGCGCTATTTGGGCGCATTTACGCAGCGGTCTGCGCGGGTCGCATCTGACGGCGCTGCTCCACGAGATGCTTGACCAAAGCGCATAGCTCATCCTTCGACGAGCCAGCGATCTCGGCACGGTTGAGAGCATCGATCTCATGCGATGGCCACGCCGACAATTTCTCTCCCAGCCGCACGGGCGGGGTCATCACGCCGCGTCGGATATCGACGTAAAGTTGTGCGCGGGAACGCCCGCGACGGCTGATGACCGTATCAAGCCTTAAAAGTGATGTTTCTGCCATGTCGCCTCCAGTACCGTCTAGTGGGAACGTCTCGACGCACGAACTATATCATGAAATCGCGTAAACGAGCGCGGCATGAGCGGATCATTCACTTACCCTAGCTCGGGTTCATCAACGCAATCATACGCAAGAATCTTGCATACTGCTCCGAGCGGATAGACGGAATCTTGCGTGGATCAATGGAGGGCCGATGGTTTCGCAACAATTCGGCTCTGCCGTCGTTCTCGTCTTGCCACCGATCCCGCTCCAGGCCGCGCGCACCGCGATCACGGCGGGCTCAGTCGCTTTCGTGACGATCGCGTGCGTCGATACGGCGGGCAATCCCTTGACTCCCTCAGCCTTGCGCTGGCGCTTGGACGACCTGACGGCAGGAACCGTGGTGCAGAGCTGGCAAGGGGTGCCCCACGGCATGGCATCGACTACGCAGTTGACCATTCCCGCCAATCTTAACCAGTTGGTGTCAGCGAGCGAATGTAGCGAGGTGTTTGAGGTCACATTCGCGGTGAGCGACACCATGAGTCCGCCGAATGAGGTGAACGTGACCGGGCAGTATGTCGTGCTGGGAGTGAGGATTGAAGATGAGTGAAGATATTTGCCCCAGATTCCATCCTGGTCCGTGGAAGTTCACTGGCGAGTCCAATTGGAACCGACATCCTGACCATACTTGCCAGTATTGTGGATCCATGCATCCCGATACGCTCATGGCCCGCATTGAAGCCGGTACCGTGCGAATTGAAGCGACCGACAAGAGTTATAAGTTGTACGTTAGGAATGACGGCGGCGACGTGTTTAAACAGACATACCGAAATTGTCCACCGAAGTCCGACTGCACCTATGAGAACTGCGATCATTGGGTGACACGCGATCAAGATACGACGAAATTTTACTTTCAACATTTGAGCATCGAACAGCGCAAGCGATTCGTGGAACTGTTCAACGAGAGAAAATTGCCATTTGAGGAAGGTGACGGATTTTACGTACTTCCGTTTTTTATGGTAAAGCAGGAATGAGTGAAGCCTTGGTTGTCGGATCATCGCTCGGCAATGCGCTAAACGATTTTTTGGGTAATGACGATCTTGCTACCGGCGATGCGCTTGCCTACGAGCAGTGCAAACTTTTGTTCGTGTGGCATCCGCTCGGCGGAAAAATGGCGGAAGCGCCCATCTCGATGGCTCAATCGCAAGAGCGCACCATTGCCGTACAGAGTGCTCCGGTTGAAGTCGTGCAGCGGTTCAAGAAGGATTGGGATGCGCTGGCCTGCACGAGCGTTATTCACAATCTACATTCACTCTCGCGCGTGTACGGTATTGCGTCGGTAATCCTCGGCAATGAGGCGGTGAAGTCGAACGAGCCACTCGACATGTGGAAGCTTTGGGAACAGAAGATTTTCTTCAACGTACTCGATCCATTGAATACGGCGGGTTCGTTGGTACTGCCGCAGATACCGAACACCCCGAATTTTCAGCATCCGGTCACCGTATCCACGAGCGGACAGACGTTCCATCCCTCGCGCTGCAATATTGTGATGAACGAGCATCCGGTATTCATCGAGTACACGCGTTCGGCATTTGGTTTTGTTGGCCGCTCCGTCTTTCAACGTGCCATTGTCCCACTTAAGGGATTTTTGGCGACGATGGACTCGGACAACATGATCGCCCAGAAGTTGGGATTCATCGTTCACACTGCCGCCCAACCTGGTTCGATCATCGACAATCTGATGGGCGCAATCGGCGCATTGAAGCGCACCATGATTCGAGGTGGGCGTACGGGCAACGTCATCACGATCGGCGAGAAGGATAAGCTCGAAACCCTCGACATGACGCATGTCGATACCGCGGGCACGATGGCGCGCACCAACATTCTCAAGAACATCGCTACGGCAGCCGACATGCCGGCGAAGCTGCTCGAGAACGAAACGATGGTCGCGGGCTTCGGTGAAGGCACTGAAGACGCTAAAAACATCGCGCGCTATATCGATCGCATTCGATTGCTGATGCAGCCGACCTATCAGTGGTTCGACAATATCGTGATGTACCGGGCGTGGAATCCGCAGTTCTACGAGCAGATCCAGGCGCAGTATCCGGACCTGTACGAAGGTCGGGACTTCAAGGAAGTGTTTCTAGAATGGCGCGCTGAGTTTGCGGCGACATGGCCCTCGGTGCTGATCGAACCCGAAAGCGAGCAAAGCGAACAGGAAAAAGTGAAGCTCGAAGGCATCATTGCCTTCATGCAATTGTTGCTCGACAAACTTGATCCGGCGAATAAAGCGGCCATGATTATGACCGCGATAGACAACCTCAATGAGAATAAGCGCATGTTCCCGCATGCCTTCGCGCTCGACGGCGAGTCGTTGCTTGAGTTCCTAGAGGAGCAGAAGACGGCCGGCGATGATGCGCGCGACGCAGCGACGGAGGCCAATGGCGCTGAGAACAAGATGGCGAAGTTTGCATGAGCGATGCCAAGGTTGAGTTTCATCGTGTCTTGGAGCCGTCTCGCGAGGCTACAGAGCCAGGTCAAGAGCAGGCATTTAGTTTCCAGTGCCCGAAGCATGATCGGCGCTG